TTTTTTTTTTTTTTTTTTTCAAATCGTATGATAGTAGGGGCCCCCTCTTCCTGAAGAAGAGACAGCTACCCATCAAGAATTCCAAATATTCATAAAAGACGGTACTCTTTCACGGACACTGCGGGCTTTTAAGGGCCTTGTGTACGGATGATTGGATACCGCGGGTTCGTGGTTTGAATTCCCACGTGAATCTGCTTTTAGCCGGGAGGACTTGCATGCTCACCAACCAAAGCTTTCGCGCAAAGAGAGTTGCAGAAAGGCGCCCAGAATCGGCAGTACTGTCCTTCCACCACCTCAAGCCAATAGCGGCCGTGCGGGCACGCATAAAGGCATCGAGTCGGGGGATTTCCAGCCTTACCAGGATACCAGGTGCATCTGTCATACTCTGCAGCGACGGCATGGATGATTACTCCACACGCAAAGCAAGAGTGCAAAGGTGGGATATCGTCCTCGTCGTCCTGGTCAACCCAAGCCTCAGTGAATTGGAGGCGTTCGGTCATCCATTGCGGAAAGTTGGTAGCGAGCAGTGGCACAAGTGAGAGCATTTTGATCTGATCGTGAGGTGACAGATCTCCATCTCTCGCCTGTGTTAAGAACTCAGGCCAGTCAGAAACAGGGACTTTCGGTAACGCTCGACCGAAATGTCTCTGTGCATACTTCTGACAAAATTCAGCGCCCATGCATTGAGGTGCATCAGGCACTGGTCCATCCGGAGGTACGAATGGGGAACGCCAAGTCAGATCTCGAACTGTCCCGGGCAGGTTTGGAGCCTGTGGGGCTGTGTTGAGAGTGTACTTGGACCCCCATCGACGTGCCTCGTAAGGAAGGGCGTCTTTAAGATTCTCTCGTACCGACTCCCAGAGACGGTCGTTGACACGAGAGTAGTCGAACCGAGGGCGTACAGTGCACAGCCCTTCGGGAGCGAAGCGCATTTTCGACATTGGGGATGCTGGATTTGGAACGGAGAGCTCCATATTCAGAAACTGTACTGAGACATTGATTGTGGGGAAAGTGTCAGGAGCACTATCTCCACTCTTGAGTTGATTGAATACCATAACGGCGATGCTGCCCATGGTAGATCTCCAATCGCCCAAGGTCAAGTCCAGAGCATTACGGGGGTGCACGTATGGAACGAGCAACTTCCCAGATGTGGTGTGTCCTGCCTTGAGCAGGATATGAGGCAAGAGCATTACTTCACGGAGGGTCACTTGTGCTGGAGGGCGCAAGATCGGAGTGAAGAATGCAATCACCTGTCCTTGTTGCGACATGGTTGTGCTCATGCCGAAGCTAAACATCAGGTTGCAGCGAATCAGCTTGAAACTGGAAATTATGGTGGCCACGGGGCCATCAGGAATAATACCAGCAGGCAGAGTCTGTGACCAGAGAATAGTTCCAGGCATGGCCGCATCGGACCAAGGGATCTCAGGGAGCACGAAAGAGCGCGCCCAGAGAGCATCAGCACCATCATTGGGAGTCGTAGTTTCAAGGTGACCTCCAAGCGGACGAACGACCACCTCTTTGGTCTCGTCATCAAAATGGTCGCCACCAGCGATTCCTGTCTTGAGCATGTTAGGAGTGAAACTAACTTTCGATTCTCCCGGGGGTTCAGTCATTGAGACACGTGCCAAATTTTCAGCAGGTGCTTTAAACTCCATGTCTGGTCCAGCGGAAAGAAAGAAGTTGAAATCCATTTCCTGTGCCATAGTCTCATTGACCTGGAGGGGCGTGATAACAACAACAATGATCTCTCCTAAGGCGTAGTCAAGCTTGTTGACACGTGTGTCTCCGAGGGAGTCGGGAACTGGCACGCGGCACCACTCTTGAGGACTGATATACGGAATCGAAATCTCGAAAGAATCTTCAAGACCAAGATTGTACACAAACGCATATTGACTTGAGAATAGGTCGACGGTGACCGTTTCCCCAAATGAACCGTAGCGAGTGAGTACTCCAATCCGCATATTAGACATAGGACAACCAACAGACTGTCCACGAAGACGAAGCGATCCCTTCCAGAAGGTGAAGGGGATAGCAATGTACTCCATGGGAACGGGCTGGAAGAGGACATTGGTTGTTTGTCGGAACGTGTCTGGAGCGCACGTAATGGGAATGCGAAGAAGCTCATGACCAGGTTCCATGTCAGGGGTGACACGGGTCGTCTGGAACAAAACCTCCTTCATAGCAATCCCAAGAAGTCGAGTTTCCGGTTCGGATGTGTTGAACGGCGGATTGAAGTTGGGCTGTTCATTAACGGGGCCTAGGACCTGACAGTGTCGCAAGTTTGCACGCAGCGGCATGTCGGGACCAAACTGACCGAGGACTGGGGTCTGCGAGACTGAATTGGGAGTATCAAATCTAGCAAACTTGTCGGCGATCTTATTGGCAACGTCAACGGATTGATCAGCAACCTGCTTCAGATTGGCATAAGTACCTGTGGCGGCCTTTATGCCTTTCGAGGCCGTAGACGCAACCGCACCGTTGGGCTCGAACTTCTTCTCAAGCGGGGGAGCAAGAGTGGAGTAACGAATCGAAGGGATCCGATAGAGCATAGACAGGCGAAACCCATCTCCTACTGTGACGTAGAAGCGGGTGACATTGGATGGCGTTGGACTATCGGAGCTAGTCTTCGTTGCCACCCAAGTTCCACCCCACAAGTTGGGATCATAGTTAGCCAACACTTCAGTCCGGTTTTGAGGAACCAGGATGAAATTCTCGGGATTCAGCTGCTGAGCTGGAATCTGCACCATCAGGGGAAACTGTTGGGGCCATCCGAGTTGAAGTGACATTGAGCCTGCTAACACTTGATCTGCTGACGGTAGCACTTGTGTTGCCATGAGACCAGTCGGATCAAGAAGAGTGGTAAAGGAGATAGAGACTTTGTCTGTACCGCCCGCTAACATGCCGCAGTAGGGACCCTGCGTCATGAAACGGAATAACCCGCCAAAGTAGGCACCATTGGCAGGCACGAGACCTAGGCCTGAAGGGCTAGGGTCTGCGCGGTCAGGACAAAACATTTCACATGTCCAGAAGTTAATGGGATCTGCAGTAGTTGGGATGTTGTAAAGGGGTTGCCAATTCTTCATCATATCTTCTGCAGTGCAAGAAAGCATGGAAGGCACCTGTGGCACGGGAGCCGAGGGTGCAATTGATTCAGCTTTTGCTTCAGCAGAGCTCGCGGGGATCAGATCCTCGTGAGCCACTGCCTCCATATTTACTTCAAAGGACTGACGGGGTGATGAGCCCCATCTTGGAGTTTCGAGTGAGGGCAAAGCATCCAAGTGAAGTTCAACGTGAGAAAGGGGGATAGCAGAAAATTTATTGTACATTTCATAGACAGTCTCCTGAGCGAGATAGTCAGAGTAATTGTACGTGCGCTGGACAAAGTTACGGGTAACTTCAATCCAGCCAGGAAGTCGTGGTGAATAGCCTTGAGAAGCCAGAGCATTCACGAGATCCACATAGACTTTCGTCCATTCCTCCTTTCCACGACCAACGGAACGGTAAAGAATTCCAGTGGCGTTCGCAGCACATGCGAACTCGTCGTGAAGTTTGTCAGATCTCCAAGCAAGGGAGCGGAAATCTTCCTTGTTGTTGTGGGCCAAGTACTGGACACCAGCGAGCGATTTTGAAGGGTCAACTCGCACAGAGCGGGAGAGGTATTGCACCTCGTGAATGCTCTTGTGCGGAGCGACCTCCACCAAAGACTTGCCAGGATCAGTCATGGTTATTCCTCGTTCTTTGAGAACATCGCGCAGCGACTGGAAGGTCAGCCACGACGCGGCTTCTCGAGCCAAAGCTAGAACAAAGTCGTCACCATAGACACACAACGCCGTAAGAAGGTCGAACATATCCGGAGCGGAGTGCTCAGGCGAATGGCGTAGAGCCAAAGCGCGGAAGGCACACCGCTGTGTGAACTCGTTCGTGAAGTTGTTCAGGTGTACGGTAAGTGGATTGCCAGTAGTGCCGCCCACAGTCTTGTCGATGACGGAAGAGCCAACGATGAGATGTGCAAGCATGCAGTTGTCAATAAGGAAATGACGGAGGGCTTTATTTCCAACGTCTCCATAATAAGCATCGGTCACGAGTTTGAAGGCCTCAGTGACCTGAGAATTAATAATAGAGTCGAAGAAAGAAAAGTCCCCATCAATGAACAGATCTCGGAGATGCGACGAAAGTCGCGTCCAGAGTTGGTCCCAGTCTGCGCTGTCAACGTTGATGCCGACAGACGAGGCGAAACCATTCCGGAACATATCGGACATTGTAAAGGATCCGAACTGCATCCGAGCGGCCAAAGTGATGAGCACTGAAGAATACGCAATCAACCGAGGCTTGTCGACCTTCTGGGCACGACGGAGTTCATCCTTAAGGCCAAGGATATAGGCAATCCATGGATAGGGATCGCCCTTTGTGAAAGCGAGAAGCGCATCTAAGTCTGCCTCGAGAGAAAATTCTGGGTTGAAATCCAGGTCTCCATCGAGGTTGAGACGCTTAAAGAGAAATGCGCGACCCTTTTCGCCAAGGGGTTTGAACTGGTCATAAGGGTAACCAGCATTACGGTTGAGGGCAAGACGTTTGAGAATCTTGTCCATCCACCGAGAAGAGCAGGCACCATTAAGAGCTTCGGATTTTGTAAGAACCCGAGGAGGTTCGGCAGTCACACGTAGAGTGCGGGCTTGCTCGACCATATGCTCAATAACGGGGCCAGCAATTTCGTCAGGCCAGGGAGTGGTTTTAGCACCCTCTGGCGCGATGTCAAGCATTGCCTCGAACGTGCGCAGAGCAGCGGAACGTTCGCGGTTTGCGAGAATTGCTGGTCGATGAGTGACCGATCCAAGAAGAGGATGTTTGGCAAGGGCGAGGTTGGTAGGAGTAAGTCTACTTTTCCCATTAATAAAGCGAGGATGCTTCATCTCTCCAAGATAGTTAAAAACAGTCTTAGAGGCGGAAGTGAATGGAAGATTGCGAACTGGGGGATCCAGGGAGGGGCAATCCAGTTTAGCTTCAGGTGCATAAGAAACTGCAAATAGGTCTTGGGAAAGCGCGACAGCGGTGCCACGCTTATCTAGACCATCAGTGCGAGTTCCTGTATGCAACCCAATAACATTGGCTGTTCCATCTGGGAAAAAGGCGACTACAGGAGCACCACAATCTCCGGGACATGAATGATGATCATAGGAAAAGTACCCGGGAAGAATGAGGTGATGAGGTTGGGCATCTCCCCTAACTGAATAAGGGATATGCTCGCTTGAATAATTGAGCTCAGAGAGCATGAGGTAAGTGTCATCAGGATCGATGACCGGTGCACGGACAAAGATCGCTGCCATAGCTTTCTCGACGGGGAAATCGCGAGAGTCTTTGGGGATCTTAGACCTCAAGTCTTTGAACTCAGGAATAAAAGCGGGGAGTTGTAAGGATACGAGATCCAGGAAGGTTGATCCAACAGGGACATGCTTGAGAGCAGCCGACTTGAAGGACACATTGTGGGAAGTTCCCACACAATTCGAAATAGTAAGGACAGTACCATCAGGAATCATAACCTCTGGATGAGCGTAGAAAAAGTGCCGAGGCACCCATAACTGACGACCACCTGGTGACCATGCATACATGCGAATTCCAAAGCGTTGGATTCCACACACGTTGCCATGAACTTTCCGGAGGGAAGCGGACATGGATTCGATGACTGCAGGTGTAAGGCGAACATCACGGGGGGACGTGATGAAGCCCTCAGGGGAGTAGTGGCGACCATTACCCATAACAAAGTCCTTGGGACCAGAGTTACCGGCATGGATGAAGCGGCGATCTTGCCGCTGTTTGCGGCCACGATTACGAGAGCGATCTAGCTTTTCCTTGCTAGGTCCACCAGATGCATCTGGTGTGAACATCTCCTCCTCATTGAAAACGGGGAGGAGAAGTCGTGCTGCACTAGCAGCAGCTCCAATAATAGCACCCAACACAAACAAAGCTTTTCCGAGCTTTTTGAGATCGAGATCGTAGTACCAACTACTAATTCGCTCAAAGACTGTTGAGTGCGACTTGGGCTCTGCAGCTTGAATAGCTTGGGCGGCTACCGCAGCTGCATCAGGTGTGAAGGCGTGGACGAGAACTTCGTTCGGGTCTTCCTTCTGAAGTATGTCGAGACACTCCTGCACTGTAGATGCGGG